ACCATAGCCTGGTATTCGGCGTAAAGGTCGTCTACTCTGGCAGGCGAGGCATTGGTTCGGACTTTGATGCCTGCCGCTTCAAGCTCCGTTCGTTTTTCTTCGGTTGTCATTGGTTGTGGTAGTTGTCTGGTTTGGACATCCCGAGGTTCGTCCCACGGGTTAAAAGCGTTGCGATGACATCCGCCTGCCCATCGCGGAATGCTGCCATCTCAGGGGACACTCCTGCGCCGAATCGAGGTTTGATTGGGTTTATTGCCTGCGTGAGGAGTGCGATAAGCTTATGCCCCTCAAGGCTTGCGAGAACGTTGCGGAATGCTCGCTGAATCTCATCGACTCGCGAAGCGTAGGCATCGTCTGCCTCGCCGGGATGGCGCCCAAAGATAATATCGTCGATGCTCATTTAGCCGCGCCTGCGAGCTTCGCCACCGCATCGCTCTCTTCAAGCATTGCCGCCTCTTGTTCCGCTTGTGCTTGCGCCTGCGCCCGTTGCTGCCGCATCTGATCCCGCGACCGTTCCGGCACAAGGGAGGACTCTAGGATGCCAGCATTGCGAGCGTAGTTGCGGAACCCGTCGTCGAGATCCAGGTTGTCGAGGATGTCCGGTCGAGCCTGCGCGATGTTGCTCGCGAGGTTGAGCGTTTCCAAGAATGCGTCGTTGTGGATCGACTGCAACGCCAGTGCCATCTTGGAGCTGTAGACGATGTTCGGTGGCGGAATAAATACGTCACCGTTAGCCAAAGGTTGAACCAGTTGTCGAGGTGCTGGCGGGAATGCCCCAAGTCGCAGCAATGTCGAGAAGACCTGCCGCATGATCGGATCGCTGAGTTCCCTAGTCTTGCGAGCGAAGGTAGGAGAGAAGTTGGGAACACGGTCGAACCTGCGTTGCCGGACCTCCTCTGCCGTCATCTGCTTGCCAACCGGAACGGATGCGAGTGCTTGGAACAGCTCGACATGGAAGCAGTTGTTGATCTGCCGCTTGCGGAATTCAGTGCGGTCCTCGCCCACCAGGTAGTTGCCGGGATTGCCGAAATACTGCGGACGGTTAGCCATGTCCGTTGTAAATGTCACGCCCGAAGCTCGCAGATCGATCACGCCCTCAAACTCAGCCGGGGCAACGACAGGAGGAGTGACTTGCTTCTCGACAAGCGTGTCCAACTGCTGCTGCATGTAGTTCAACTGCCGCGCATCATACAGTGCCTCGATGCCGGGAGATCGTCCGTAAGGGCAACGTCCCCACTTCAAGTGTCGGTGAATGGCGAATGGACTCTCGTAGTAACCGGATTCCTTTAGGATGGTCTGGCTAGCTTTCTCGATCCAAACGGATGCGATGGAAGCGTTCTGGATCGTCCTGCTGAACCTGTCCCGCTCATTGCGCGGACCAATGAACTGAAGCATCTCGATGGTTTCATCGTCTGCCGTCAGGGGATCTTCCAGTTTCTTGAGGATGCTTTCGGTGAGTTTCTTCTCGCCAAACTCCTGCAAGCACTGCCGAGGACTGAACTTCTTGACCTGGAAAACCGTGTCGATGTCGCCCAGATTGTTCTCAAGGATCGAGTATTCTCCGATCTGGAAGGACTCAAAGTGCAATCCGTAGGTGGAGTTCTCGCGGATGAACAAACCGGAGGTTCCGTATGGACCGTCCTGCGCGTAGACATCGTGGATCTCCGAGTAGAAGTTCGTTCCCACCAGGATCTCAGACGCGATGTCGGTGCATTCGGAATACCATGACTTGATGACATCGTCCTGTCTGAACATGCGGGGCGCGTTGAACGCGAACCACTTGCTCTCGCTAGGCGTCATCCATGACATGCATCCCGCAGCATAGACCCTTGCCGCTTCCTTGATTGTCGAGTCGAAGATCGCGGCTTGGCCCGTAACAGATGGAGTCCAGCCTGTAGCGGTATCGACTCCGATCTCCCGGTTGAGCGGATCGGCATGAACGGCAACATCCCTCCAAATGCTGTGCATAGCCAACCGAATAGATTCGGCGGCTTTGTAGCGTTGGAGGATCTGCTTCGCGTCAGTCATCCCAGTCGGGTATCGCCACCGCCGAGCATGGTAGACATGGGCCTGCCGAATGAGTATGCCCCTTTTCGACCTCCCTGTCGGCGCATCATCTCATCGTCCTCGATGAACTCAGTCTGCACATTGCCCTGATCAAGAGCGGCAAGAGCGGCAGCACTATCCCGTTCGGCGGCAATCAGTGCAGCATTCTGTCGCGCCCCGACTCGACGGTCCTGTGATGCGGTTCGGACTGCAACGCGGTTAGCAGCGCGTGCTGCCTTCGCTTGTTTCATCGCAGTCTGTTGAGCGATCTGTGCCGCTTTCGACTGCGCATCTGCGAGTTTCTGTTTTCCACCCATGAAGAAATCGTGTTTGCGTCAAAGGTCGAACGCGCAACTGATTTTTTCGCACATAGGATATAAACGGCAAGAAATAGGGGATATATCGACCGAATTGGGACAGATCGCCCGAGGCTAGGTAGCAGTGCCAGCAGTCAGGATTGTCGAACATATAGCCTGGATCATCGAACTTTTCGCGCCTGCCTGCGGTATTTACTGGTCGCATCAGCAGGAAAACCTCCGGTGTCGAGATGACAACCCCATGCGCTAGGTGTGCGGCGAGTACCTGGTGGAACGGC